GCCAGTAGACACTGGTTATGCAAGAAGCCGTTACACAAATGTATACGGAAATAAAATGTTAGGAACAGGTGGCACAATACCCCTAGTAAAGAATGATGCTCCCTATGCCGCAGTGTTAGATGGTAGATCAGACAGAGGATTTATTTCAAGTCAAGCACCTAAAGGCATAGTTGAACCTGCATTTAAAAGAACAAGGAAGAAATAATTATGAGCGTTTTACAAAAGGCTAAAGAACATTATCACAGTCAAATGTCTGGTGAAATGAAAAGCATTTATGTTGAAGAGTGGGACACAACAATCTACTTCAAACCAAATGCAAACTTTGCTCAACAGGGCAAAGTACTTGAGTTACACAACAAAGGCAAACTAGCAGAAGCACTAGTTGAAACACTTATGCAACGTGCTTTACATGAAGATGTTCAACTTTGGTGACAGGGACTCACTTCTAAGAGAAGTTGATCCTGAAATCATTGTACGCATTGTAGGTATCATCAACGGCAATAACAAAGACGTGGATGACGCTTTGGGAAACTGAAGCAAGACTCAGATATGCTAGTCATACTAAGACTAGCTGAAACACTGGGTCAAACTGTAGAGTGGACAATGAATAACGTCAGTATATTAGAGCTGAGAACCTGGAGTAAATATTGGAAACTACAGGAAGACGCACAGCGTAGGAAAAAGAGATAATGGCTGATTATACTATTAACATCAATGCTAAAGACAACACCAAAGGTGCTCTTTCAAAGGTAGATCAAGGTCTTGATAAAGCAAGACAGAAAGCACTAAGTTTCAAAGGTGCTTTAGGAGCCGCAGGTGCGGCCCTTGCGGCATTTGGTGTTGGCGCAAAAATCAAACAAACAATAGATGATTTTGACAACCTAGCAAAGTCAGCAAGAATGGCTGGTTCAACAGCCAGTAATGAAGCGTTTCAAGGCTTTCAAGTTTTACAAACAGCAATGGCAGAAGCAGGCATTGATGCCGCTACATTTGACAGAGCTATGCTACAGACTACAAGCCGTCTACAAAAAGGTGTAGAAGGCAGTAAAAGTTTTGCTGACATTGTAGCAAAACTAGGTGACAACATTGTAGATCAAAACGGCAAACTCAAAGATGGTGCTACTGTTATGGAAGAGATGATTAAGGCTCTTAATAACGGTACTATTACAACAGATGAATTTGCTAAAGTTGTAGGTGGTAGAGCAGGTCCTGTTATTCAGGCACAGTTTGCAAGCCTAAACAAAGAAGCAGGTAGTCTTGAAAAGACACTTAGTGATGTTGCTCAAAACGCAAACATTGTACCACTTGACGCGGCTGAAAACGCTGAACTATTCAATGACACTATTGGCAGATTAGGCATGGCTTTTGGCAAACTCATGACAGAGTTCTTGACGCCATTGTTGCCTATGCTTACAGACTTAGCAACAAACTTACTAGCAAATATGCCTGCTATTGTAGAAAAGGTTACAAATGCATTTTCTGCACTAGAACCTGTATTTGGTTTGTTAGGCACAGTGCTTACAGATATTGTATTTCCTGTTTTACAAAAAGTATTTGAAGTACTAGGCTTTATAGCAGAAGCAGTCACGCCTCTTGTTGACAGTGCTATACCAGGACTTAAAGCGGCATTTGATGGACTAGTTTCTATTGTAGAAAGTATTGTAGGATTCTTTCAGGGGGTAGCAGACAGTTTACAAGGCATATATGACAAAGCAATACAGTTAAAAGATGGTGTTGCTGGCACATTTGACAACATGGCAGATAGTGTCAAAGACACAACAAAAGAAATGACTGAAGGTGTAAAAGGCTTCTTCAGTGACATGTATAATAAAGTTGTTGGTGGATCTATTGTTCCTGATATGGTCAATGAAGTTATTGCTGAGTTTGAAAGACAGAATACAGAAGTACAAAGAATCAGCAGTGAAACAACAACAGCAGTTACAAAAGATTTCAAATCACTAGCAGACACAATACAGGATGATTTTGTAGGCACACTTGAATCAGCATTAAGTGATGGTAAACTTACACTATCAGACTTTGAAGGCTTCTTTAGAAATACACTTACAAACATTCTAAATGATGCTATTAGTGGTGGTAGTGGTATTAGCAATATATTTGGCAGTATCTTTGGTAGCGTAGCAGGCGGAGGAGGCGGTGGCTTCTTCAGTAGCCTAATAAGTGGCGCATCAAGTTTCTTTGGCAGTTTGTTTGGTGGATTTTTTTCAAAAGGCGGATACCTAAGTGCTGGTAAAGTAGGTATTGTAGGTGAAAGTGGACCTGAACTGATTAGTGGTCCTGCACAGATTACGCCAATGAATGAAGCAACAGGATCAACACAAGTTGTATTCAACATTAATGCTATTGACACACAAACAGGAACACAGTTTCTATTAGATAATAAGAAACAGATTGAAGGCATTATTTCTAATGCTTACACAAGAAGAGGAAGGCAAGGAATCTACTAATGGCAACAATGAAGGATCTATTCACTTTTCCTAATCAAGGAAGTGAACCAATAAAATTTATGAATGCCACATACGTTGCTGGTACAATCAATGCAACTCAAATTGTAACAGGTGATAATTGTGTCATCAAAACAGTAGGTAACACAGATTATACTACTGTAGGCAGTTCAAACAATAATGTAGGACAAAGTTTTACAGCAACAGGCACACCTACTGGTACAGGAACAGTATACCTAGCAGACACAGGACTGCATGGTAGATTTAAGAAACTAAAAGACGGCAACTTGTATACATGGCCTGTTAGTTACGGTGGCAGTGGTAGCCCACAACTGATTATGGAAAATGCAAGTAGGTTTATTAATCATTTTGACAGTAAAACAGGCAGTAGCAGAGAACTTTCAATGAAGGATTTTTATGATAATCCTCTTGTTGTTGCTACAAAGAAACTTATTGACAGTGAAACAATAACAGCCGCTAACGTTGATACAACAAGTGCTCTTGTAACTGTTTCAGGCGCACATGAGTTTGAAAACGGTATGAAAGTTACACTATCAGGTATGAACAACAGTTGGTCTGCTGTGAATGGTCAAGACTTTTTTGCTAGTAATGTTAGCAACGCAAGTAATGGCACACTTAAACTAAGAGCAGGTAGTGCAAGTGGTCCTTATGTTAGATTTTACAATCTAGAAGACGCTAGTATAACAGCCGCAACTGCGGCCAATCCTGCTGTGTTTACAGACGCTTCACATGATCTGACAACAGGAACAAGTGTAAGACTTTCTGGTTTTGATGGCAGTTTAGCAACATATAATGGTGCAGATTTATTTGCTAAGGTTATTGACAGTTCAACATTTAATCTTACATTTGATAGTGCAGGCAATAATCTTGTAGGATTACAAGCCGCCATAAATGACATTAGTATTGATGAATTTAGATTACAATCTGACTTTAGCATTACAATGAAAGCAACAAATAGTCCGCAATTAGCTAATGGTTCTGAAATATCTTTTGACACAGGTGGTAGCACTTTACAACAAGAACTAAGATCATATCAGACAGCAAATGCAAACTTATATGTTCAGGCTACAGGCACAGCACATGAGTATAAACTGTTCAAAAACTCTGGATTGACTACAGCCTTCAACTGGTCATCTGATTTGACAACTACAGATTTTGACATTGAACGTACTACAACAACTTCAAATCCTGTAGTAGAAATAAACCACACACCTGCACCTTCTATAAATCCACTCAAAATACCTGAGACAAATAGTAGTATTACTGACTTGAAGGCTTTAAATGGCAACACTGCTCTTGCAGGATTTAGCAAAACAACAGTCTATTTTACAGACGGTGCTGGTCATGTATACGCAACTGAATCAGGCGCAAGCACTGGTAACACTAATAATGCTGTTGAAGCAGGTACATTTGAATTACCTACAAGAAAAATATTTAGAGGTTATGCTAACGCAGGCAGTGAAGCAGTACTTAACGTACCAACATCAACTGATCAAGGAGGCACATTAGGTGCTAATAGTGTTGTTGTTGATGTAAGCGGATATTCAACTACAGCAAAAGCAGATATACCTAACAGATCATATAGATTGTTTAATAATGGGTCTATTGATGTAAATGTAGGTACTTTAACAGCAACAAGTGATACTATTCTTGGACATGCTGTGTATACAGCAAATACTAACGGTGTTCATGAACAAGCGTCAACAACATTAACTAACATTAAAAAATCTATAACTTCAGACTACGGTATTGTTGATCCAGGGGGAATGCCTAGTGCAACAGTAGCAAATGACTTTACAGGTGTAACTGGTCTAAAACTTATATACATCAGAAACAATTCAAGTAACAACAATACACTGTTTAATGCATTGAATGATGCAAATAACTTAACTGGTGGAAACGGGTCACGTTGCATTGGTAGAGTGTTTATAGGTAGTACAGCAACAAATAGTTATGGTAACATAGGCAAAATGTGTTACATTCCTACAAGCAAACAAACAGATAGTGGTGGTTTAGATTTCTTCTGGTGTTTAGCATATTCACTAGATGGTAATAATATACCTTCATTGCCTGCTACAACTACAACAGTGAGCAACTTAGATACAACAAATCCTTTTCATAGTTCATTAGTACAAGGACCTCAAACAAACTTCACAAGTAGTGCTGATACATTTCAGTATTATCAGGACGGCAACAAGATAAGAATAACAGTAGCAAGTCAGTCAACAGCATATCCATCAGGTACTATTGTAACACTAAACAGTAATGAATATGTTATTTGGTTTGCTAGAACACATAATGATGGTACACATAACGCACATGAATATCTTTATGTGCCTTATGATTCAACTAAAAGTTATGACAATGATGAACTACCTATTGATTTTACAACAGTAGGACAAAGTGTTGGTGGTACAAGTAGTAGTCTAGCAACAGGCTCAACAAACCAAGTAAACTATTTTAAGATTGATAACAGTGGTCTTAGACAAGGCTTATTTAATGCAACAAGAAATGTATTTGATGTGTTTTATGGTCAAGGTATTTCATATGTTACATTAGATCCAACTACATACAGTGGTTCAACTGTAGATGTTGTTGGTGCTACACTTACAAACAGTACAACAGGCACAGTTTTAGAAAATAGAACAGCGGCAGATGCTGGTCAAATACAAGTTGCTGACCTAAGTGCGGCAACTACAGGTACTATTGCTCCTGCATCTAGTGAACCTTACAGATATGAAATAGACACTGTAACAATGTATTTGCCAGGCAATCAAAAATATACATTTCAAAATACTAGTAATGTTACAACAGCAGGTGCTAGAGTAAAAACTACAAGTTATTTTGACAGTGGTGCTACAAGTGAAACAACATATGCAAGCACAGGTGAAACAGCCGCACAGTTCAGTGCCGCAGTTGACAGCAGTGGTTACTTAACAGGTGTTACACTCACTGAAGAAGTAGATGCTGAAGGCAGATACGCAGATGCTGATCCTATTATGCTGTTGATTGAATCACAAGATGACACATATGCACCTAGAGCGGCAACAACAGCTGAATCAGAAGATGTGTTTAACACGCAGGACTATTGGGTTGATCCTAGTTTTAACTCTCTTAAGGTATGGCCTGATCATGTAGGTCCTAGCAGTGCTAAAATTGTTCAAAATCATCCTAGCACAACTACTGTTTCACAAAACGGAACAAAGTTTGTAAGAACAAGTGGCTTTACAAAGTGGCAACTTGAAGTTGAATATCCGCCACTTACAAAAGATCAGTTTTTACAGTTTCAAGCAGTGGCTAATGCTGTTCAAGGACAAAATATACCGTTTCAGTTCAACAACAAAAATGCTGACAATACACCTATTATCTTTAACTGTAACTTTACAAATACAGGTGCTGACACAAATGTTGAACTTGTAGAAAAAGCATCTTTAGGTGACAGTGTGTTAAAATTTGGTGGCTTTGACAGTAATCAAACAAAAGCATTCAACAAAGGTGAAGTAGTTATTTTTGACAGCAATAACAATAACAGTCAGTATAACGTATGTGTGCATGACGCAGACGCAAATGAATATGGTGAAGTTAAAGTAAGATTTGCTTATCCTATTACAAGAGCATATGACACAGGTAAAACATGCTTCAAGAATCCTGCTCATATTCATGTTACACTAGCCGCAGATGAGTTTGAATATACAATAGGAACAAATGGGTACTACTACCTAGTATGTAAGTTTGATTTAGATGAGTACAAATAATGCCTACACTAAGTGAAATAAAAAGCAGACAGACTACATCTTACTATGAACTTGTTAAGATTGAAACAAGCACAGAATACAGGGTTACAAACGCACCCTTTGATGTAACTTACAACAGTGAAACATACAGTGCAGTAGGTGCTTTGTTAAGCATTGATGAAATAGAAAACAACATGAACTTTGAAGTGCCTAAGTTTACACTTCAAGTCAATGGTCTTGTTGAACTTGTAAACAATGAGTTTTTTATTGAAACTATGTTAGGTTTACAGTATATTGACAAACCAGTTACAATATTCAGAAGTTATTTTGATCAGGGTGTTCAGATAGGAACAATAGAAGTCTTCAAAGGCAGAATAGAAGGCGCACAACTCAACTATGATCCCAGTGGTGGCTGTTCAGTAGGTATTGAAATAGCAAGTCACTGGTCAACATGGGATAAAACTAATGGCAGATTTACAAACAAGAATAGTCAGCAGTTTCACTTTTCAACAGATACTGGACTGAATAATTGTGAAGAAGTTCAGAAAGAGATCCTATGGAAACCAGCTTAAAATTAGGCAAATACATTGCAGAATACAGACACAAGCCTTTTGAATGGGGGCAAGCAGACTGTAATACGTTTATTGCTGACTGGGTTGACAGAACAACAAATCCAGGTGTAGCAAAAGAAGTCATAGGACAATACAGCACGGTAAAAGAAATGTTAAGATTTGCAAAAGTAAAAAAGATCAAGAAAGAACTTGAAAAAGCAGGTTACGCACAAGTAACAGGTGATGCACAAACAGGTGACATACTGTTACAGAAAGACAAAACAGGTTTCTATCATAGTGCTATTGTTATGCATGGTTATTGTTACACAATGAATGAAGAACTAGGGCTTGTAAAAGTTGACCTAAATAAACAGATGCAGGTCATTGATGAAATCTGGAGGGTTGTGTAATGCCACAGTTTATACCTATTATTGCGCCTATAATTAAGAAACTTATTATTCAGTTTATTGTAAGTGCTATTGTAAGCAAAGTATTTGGCAAGAAAAAAGCCAGGGGCAGAGGGCAAGGTGCTAGTACAAGTAGCCAGATTCTTATAAACAAATCAGGTAACAATGAACCTATACCTGTTGTATATGGTAGACAACGTGTAGGTGGTGTAAGAGCATTCATTAACACTACAAATGGCAGTGGTGGTAGTGGTAACAATATACTAAATGAAGCACTTATTCTATGTGAAGGTGAAGTAGGTGCGCCATTAAAAGTTTTCTTTGGTGAAACACTTGTATGGCATGCTCAATCAGATGGTGGTAGTGGCACTACATCAACAGTAGGTACAGATGGCTATCAACTAGCAAACTTTCAAACCACAAAATATGGCAGTCATTACATTGCTTTCTATCCTGGCACCACTACACAAACAGTTGACCCTACACTTCAAGCAAGTATAGGTAGCAGTACCTGGGATAACAACAGAAGACTGCAGGGTCTAGCATATCTAGCCCTAAAACTACCTACTGATGATGATTACAATGGCGCCGCCCCAGAAATATTTGTAGAATTTGCAGGAAAGAAGATCCGCGCCGCAACTAACCCTGTAGGATCTGCTGTTGCCGCAGTGGATCAAAATCCTGCAGATGTTCTACTAGACTACATGACAAACACAATATATGGCAAGAGTATTCCTGATGCAGATATTGATCTAGCAAGTTTTGCAAGTGCTAGAACATATATGGCAAGTAGATTTAAGATCAATGGCTTCTTAGATACAGGACAAAAACTATTTGACAACATTGAAGAAATCCTTAGTGCTTGTAACGGTATCCTTACATATACAAATGGCAAATACAAGTTTAGAGCACGTCAACAAAATGAAACTAGTGCGTTTTCATTCAACACAAGCAATATTATAGGTGCGTTTGACATTAGTTTGCCACCTAAAACAGCAAAGTTCAATAAGGTTGAATACACATTCAACAACATTGCTACTAACTTTCAGGATGATATCAAGGTAGTTAGTAACAACACATATCTTACAGAAGACAACAGTACTGTGTTATTAGGCAAACAAGACACAACACTAGTCAGTGATGCCACTATTGTAACAAATCTAGCAAACTGGATTATGAACAACAGTAGAAACCAGACAACAATAGTTTTTGAAGCAAGTCATCAGGCTATTGACGTTGAAGCAGGAGACATTATTGACATCACACATGACATAACAGGTTACAGTGCTAAAAAGTTTAGAGTACAAGAGATTATTCTAACAGAAGACAACACAATCAAAATTACCTGTCAAGAATATACTTCTAGCATACAAATATAAGACACAAAATATAGTTCATTAAGGTTCATCATTTAGAATCTAAGGACTACATATAGTGCTAAATTTACAAAGGTGTATCCTACTATAGGAAAGACAACAAAATGAAGATTAAAACTCAGAAACAGTTTGAAACATTCATACATAAACTATGCAAGAAGAATGACATTGACATAAGAACATGGCGTTACATTATACATTTAGACAAAGCACCTAAAGCACTACCTAACAAAACAAACAAAGGCAAATCATCAACAGCTCTGTATTTTAGTTTTAATAACATACATATTATGTTTATGAACAACATCTATGGTCAAGCACAATGGTTAGGTGACGCAACAATAATGCATGAATGGTACAATCCTAAAGTAAAAATGGGCAGTAGAAAACATGATTACTATACCTGGACTAAACTTAATCAGGAAATGAAACCTGGTATGAACGGTTTTGATCTAGAAATGGAACACATAAAAGATTTCTGTAAAAAATGGAATGTACAATACAACAGTGAAAGAGGTGTCTTCTCAGTTGAAGAACCTGAAACAGACAAGGCATAAATACATATGTAACAGGGAGAACAAATCTCATTTTCATAGCACTCCGCTAAGGTGTTACTGATACAGCTATTTTTGTAGATCTCCAAATCAATATAAAAACGTCTGAGCTTTCTCCCTGTTACTCCTTTAATGTATAATAATCATGATAACACTTAACTGGGCCCTGTGGTAAAAGCAGGGTCCTTTTTTCTTGACAAAATTGCGGTTTTAATGCTATTATAAGGGGTATTTGTAAATTTTTTGTAAATACATTTGGAGAAAGAATAGCAAGGAGAAACAGATGCATTTCCTATACAACAAACAACAACCTGTCTGGCAAAACATGGCTTACTTTCAAGCAGTAAGTGATGCCCGCAGTCTGCGTGAGCAGGGTCAAGACAGAGACCTATACACAAACAGAAAACTATACAGGACACAAACCAGAGACTGTGATACAGCAGAACAGTTTGTTTACAAGTGTAGCTATCTACTGGATTATGGTCATGTGCGTAAAGTGCAGGACTGGGAGCGTGATGTTCTACAGTTCCTGAGTAAACGTCAGTTTGAACCACACGCAGATACAGAAGCAAGTGAAATCTACTGGGCAATCAAACAACTGGGTCACAAATGGGGCAGTGACAGTTATTCAATGGCTGTACACGGTGTTCACACAGCATGGCTTGACCTAGCTACAAAGTTTAATCTTGATATCAGTTTTGTTAAGGATCAGCAGTTTCACAAACTGTTTGAATAATGAACTTGACAACAGGCACAACAGGCAATATAATGGCAAACATGAACAAAAACTTTTATAACCTAGCAAAGGTTATGTATGGCACAACAGATTTACGCAAACTAACACCGGCACAGATTGACAGGCTCACAAACAAAGTTACTAACACAGATCCCACAACTATGGCTAAAATTAAAGGCAGAAAGTATTCAGGCAACACATATGGCAAACTTAAACGTATATTCTAATACAACACATAAGGTTAGCAGGCCAGATTGAAATACTGCTGTGTAAAAGGCTGGTAGAACAGCACACGCAACACATTATGAAGCACTGAAACAAGAGTAGCAGATTGATGTAGGATTTATGTTGTAATCCAGGACCCTGGTAGTTGGGGGATCCTTAACAAATACATC